TTCTGTCCTAAAATAAAAGGACCTTGAATATTATTCACAACTACAAGACCTTTTGTAGTTACAGTTTCAGCTACAGAAGCACTAGAAATCAATTGACCTGATGAAGTTTTCTGATAGATTATATCACCAACATTTAAATTAAAATATAGATTAGAAGCGCTGTCAACTGATAATGTAGCAGATGAAGGAATGTTAATCAATCTACCTGTAGCAGAAACATCAGAATAGCTACTGATATTGGCTGAAACTTGTGAGTTTGAAGTCAGAATTATCTTATTATTTTCCGCTACCATGAAGTTATTATCTAGTAGAAGACTTGCAGTTCCTGTATTACTTGTAAGATTATCAAATGCAATAATAGCTCCAGATCCAATAATGCTTGATCCATTACTGATAAGTACTGCTACATTAGAACCCCAAGCTGATGACACGGTAGCAGTATTAAATGCAATATCTGCTTTTCTTTGAACTACTTTCTGTAAATATCCGAAAGTTCTTACTGGATTATCATATGTTATACCATAAGCTAAACCGCTACCATTACTTGAACCACCTGAAGAGTTTGAAATCAAGATTGAAGATGGTGCGGTAAAGAAACCAGTTCCAGGATTTGTAAGTACAATGCTTGTCACTGAACCAGTAGGACTTGTAATTGGTCGTGCTAATGCATTAGTATATGGTGAAACTAGTGTTATAACATCAGTATTATTGTATGAAGACCCGCTGTTTGCTACAGATATACTTGAAATCACATTACCTGTGCTTAAGCTGGAAACAAATAGTATATTGCTTGAGACAATAGTCTGTGAATGATCTGCTAGAAATGTAGGATCTGTATTGCCTACATTCACTGAATATCCCCATCCACTATCTAGTAGATTAAAGATTACGGATCCTGTAGAATCGTTAGTGCTAGTTACTTTAGCAAGTCCGTTTAATCCATTTGTAGATTGAACAGAAACGATATCCCCAATATTAAAGTTAGATGAAAGAGTTTGGATATTTTCTAAAGCAGCCAATGAACCCAAGATCTTAGGTGAGTCTGAATATACAACATCATTCTTAATCAGTTCACCTGGAACAAAAGTTCCAGTCACATTTGTTACATAAAGAACATGAGAGAAGCCATTCTGTAGTTTGTGTTTGACATATTTCTCAACGAATGCTTTTGCACCCGATGTGACACCAGTTACCAACTTGCCGATTAACTGAACTGCTCTAAACGAAAAATCACCAACACAAGCAATTTCAAGATACTGTGGTTTAAACCATTCCCCAGCAGACAATTTGAACAGATCTTCGCCGGGATAATAAACTGACGAATTGATACCATACATTAATCTGAAAAATAAGTCAATCGATCTTGAAGTACCTTTTGAACGATAAAGATCGAACGAGTTTTTAACCAGAAGCTTTTTATTGGTTGCAGTATCAAATTCAATATTGCTTAGATATTTTTCCTTAAAGTTAGTAAGAAAGATATCCATGGTAGTGTCAATGTCGCGAATGTTTTGTAGATTTCGAGACAAAAAGATCGCACCAAGTCTTCTACTCATACCACCATGCTTAATTATAGCAGTACCACCTGATGAACTTGTGATAGGAGTTAGATCCGAACACATTGTGACACATTTAAATGTCTCGAGTCCACTAACTAAAACTAGTATATCAGAATTGACATAATTGACAATTGTGCCAATTACGGATCCTTGAATAATGGTGTCTCCAATGTTGAAGTTTGTATTATTATCCAAGGTGAGTAATTGAAAATTCTGTTCAAGAAATTCGTAATAAGCTTTCACAAAAGCAATGAAAGACTGTCCTTCTTCTGCATAAAATGCAGGGAACATATTCTGAACAAGTGGTGAGATCTTTTGCTCAATAGACATTAGATTCGGACAGCCTCAACAGTAAGTGAAATATCTTCTTGAATTATATTTAGAATCACATTATTAATGGTTGAAACATCTTTATCCTTTGATGTCGCATAAAGCTTAATTGAAGGACCAAAATAGCTATCTAGCTTTAGATTTGAGAACTGAAGTAGTCCTTTTGTATAGTCGATGGTTCCAACATTAGTTACGATCTGATTGTTGTAGGTAGATACTAGATTTAAAACACCTGCTCCATCATCTTGAATAATACATTGTTGTCCACTGTATATAACTGAAGTAGAAGTTACTGCAAATGATTTACCAGCATTATATTGGATTGAAAGTTCAATATTGTAATTAACATCGAATGTTTCAAAATTACCAGTAATTGGTGTGATAGATTTGATAATTCTAAAATCAGTCTCATTTGAAACAATAGAAACTTGAGACGCATCAATGCTTTCAACTAGTTTTGAGTATCTAAATGTTTTATTAAAGTTATTTAGATATGTCTGAGCATATTGTAGAATTGCTGATGAAACGATTGATTGAATATCATTGCCAGATAGTGAAGTGACATTCACATTATACTTAATCTTTGATGTGATTCCAATATATGTATAATCTGGTTCAACAAAAACCGGCTGAATAGATACTGGAGATCTTGGTTTCAAGAAATTGTAATACTCAGTCTTCTTAATGTCTGGTAAACCATCCATATCAACTAGATCTACCGCAACAAAAACCATGCCATACTGAGGTGGATTTAGTGTTTCACCACCATAAGCAGTTACAGCATTTACTTCTGGGAAGTTAAGCTTAAGAAGTGTTTCATAATCGCCTGTAGTAATTGCACGTTCTTGTGTAGTAAAGTGTCTGGGTGCATTGAACTTGATAGAATCTAGAGATTCTGAAACAGAACCGCCGGCAGCCACTGAAGTACATGTGATCTGAATGTTTGTTTCTCCATCGATTGAGCCGTCAGGATAAAACTGATTACAGCCATTTGGCAACTCACCAGTTGTGATTCTATATTCGATGGAAATTACGGAATTATTCTTTGGGGCTCTACCGCTAATTCCATCTCCAAATTCAATTTCGTAGGCACTATTCTCTGCTGCCTGAATGAAGAATACAGTTGATGTAGAGGTCAGATCAAACAGTGAAGGTGCATTTGTGTAGGTATATGTAGTTGCACCAGCATCTTCATGAACAAGAACACCAATTGATGATGTATCAACAGTCTGATTTGAAATTAGATAACGCTGAGGATTCTGATATGAAACTGTATATGTGTCAGTGACATAATAACCTTCATACAATACAACATCAGTGGCTGTGAAAGTAATCTGAATGTTATCAGGAGAGATAGTATAATCAGTCATTGTAATGTTTTCAGCAACTGTAAAAGTATAGTTGCTATTCAATGCAGGCGATGTGAATGTAAATCCTTTTGGAATCACTAGACTTCGTTTGTTGATATTACTTGAAACAACAGTAATATTCACTACAGCTTTAGCCGAAGTAAATGATTTCGGAACGTAGTTTAATTCCTTTGTGTGTGAAACTACGGAATCTCTTAATTGAGCAGTATCAAGAAACATTTCATTGCCAATCATATTCAAATAGAAGGCATTGTGGAATGTATTATAAGACAGAATGTCAAGCAGAACGTTCATGTTTGAACCTTCAAAGTCGTAGTCTTTGAAGCGATCTTGTGACCTCAAATAAGCTTTAAGCGTATTTTTGTGGGTATCAAAATCTAAACTGCTTAGAATAATTGAGCTATTTGACATTCTTATCGTACTCTATTAAGGGTAATATTAACAGTAACTGGATCGGATTTATTTATTAAAGAATATGTGACGGTCACTACATAAGCATTACTATCATAGTAAGGAACTACTACGACATTTAATGCCATAGCTCTTGGTTCATATTTACTTATAGTCAACTGAATTCGCATAGAGATTGATTCGGCTGTTGCACCATTGATGTTTTCAAATAGTAATGATCTAATACTACCGCCGACATCAGGAGTATAAAGGCGTTCACCTGCATCAGTTAAAATTAGATTACGGATAGAACTAGTAACTGCATGTTCATTGATATAACGAACAATGTCTTTATGAACTGGATGTGGAACTAGATCGTTGATGAAATCACTATAAATGATATCAGTAGTTTTTATTCTATTTGAACTAGTGGCAGTCATGGTTTACTCTCTTAATATGTGACAACTGATGTATTTGCGGTATCAACATGCAGAAGATATTTAGTAGTCTGCCCATAAACTCTACAAAAAAGTGGATGACCTATATCTGAAACTTTTACTTTATAAGTATTATTTGCAGATGTAACGTTTTGAACAATATAGTTGGTATCTGCTTGATACCACTCGTATTGGAATGCTTTTGTTCCTGTTGGCCAATTACCTTGTGTGCAAGTCAAAGTTTGTCCAGATGCTGCAGAACCGTAGATTGCCGGCATGTCAGCAGGAGCTAAACCGAACGTTACTGGTCCGATCTGATTTGATTGTGCTTGTTCAACATTGACTTGGTTTTCTGCTGTGACAACACAAAATAAAGTAGATTCAATATCATCAAGAACAGGAGAGTACGAATTGGTGTTGGCACCATAGATTTCTACTCCGTTTCTCGACCACTGATACGAATATGTGAATGCAGCATTATTGCTAACGCCGTTTGCAGCCCAGACGCCATCAGAACACATGACGGTATTGCCGATCGTTGGATTGCCATTTGCTACAGGTAAAGAAATGATATCTGGTGCAGGAAGATTCAAAACGGTGTTGACATCATTCTTATATTGTGTATAATCAGTACTATTGACTGAAGTAATAAAATTGTTTACAGATGATGTGTCAATGACAGGTGGAATACCTGTGATGTTTTGAATAACACTTTGATTGGCACCAATTGCAGCTAAACTATTGTTGATTCCATTTGTGGTAGTATTAATCAAACTATCTACACCATGAATTAAGGATGTAACGGCATCTACGCCTGACAGTACTGTACTTAATGTATCTGAAGTAGTTGGTGCTCCATTTGCAGTAGCAATTGATTCATCACAAAGAGCTTGAGCAATTGCATTAGTAATAGATTTCTTTACACTTGCAACTTCTTTGTCAATAGCATTCTTTATACTTGATTCAGCACCTGTTATTGCTTTTTCTTCTGCTTGAATAGCACACTGTTTAAGTCTTGGAGCCACACTTGTAATAACTGCCGCCAATTTGGTCATTGCAGTAGTTACTTCCACTGCACGTTGAATGAAATCGATAGTAGCATCTAGGTCGGGAAGAATTCGACCGATTGCAAACTTTTTAAGCCAGGCTGGTATTTTAAAAGGGTTTGTTGGCAACGAAACAATAGGTAGAATCTCACCAAGTTTCTTTTCAACCACTTTTAATTTATCATTAATATCATCTTCAAGACTATTTAGATGCTTTTTAATTTCGTGTTGAAGTTTATCACAATCAGTAGTATTCTGAATCTTCTTTGTAATAGCATCAATATCATGTGCTAATGTAGATCCAGGTTTTACTCGATTATTGTCGGTCTTTTGGTCACGCTTTACTTTACAAGAACCTGTATTTGTCGAGGGCGACATCTGAGGCATCGCCGCAATATTAGCAGAGATTTGAGCATCAAGTGCAGCTGATGAAATTGTTGGTACTGTATCTGCCATTACGTATCACTTATCCCTACAATAATACCATCTCTAATCTGTAAATTTCGACCACCCGCAATTATGCTTCCTGTAGCTCCGGTTCCTACTGATAGTTCATCAATAACACTTAAGCTACCATCAGTTACCGCTACACCTCCTGGTGCTTCCATTGCAATATCTGAGCCAGAACTCATTTTAATTCCAAGCATTCCCTGAAGGAATAGTCTACCTTTAGCGATTAAACTCAAGTCAGATTGGCCTACCATATTTATCGGTCCTTTCACAATCGCATTCATCGATCCATCGACTTGTACTTTGCAGTCTCCTGCGACATATATATTCTTGATTCCACCGACAATGTCGAAACTGTCTTTGACTGACTTTACAGTTACACCGCCGTCTGGAGACATTTCAATGTAAGATCCGGATTTATGGTAAATGTGAACACGTTCGGCCCCAGGAGTATCGTCGAGTTCAATCATGTGGCCTGACTGAGTTTTGATTACTCGGTTTGAAGGATATGAAGCCTTATATGGATCATCTGGTTCATTTCCGACCTTTTGAGCTTTCTTGTTGATTGAACGCTTGCCTCTGGCATCAAGAGGAATTGAATGGTCTGTATCAGATGGAAAGACGGGAATGGTTCCCATGATGATAGGAACCTTAGCTTGCTTAATGCTTGCTACAGCATCAGCAAAAAAGCCGAAGACTATCGAACCCACTAGAAGTGACGGAGTATCACCAACTCCGCGGACACTTGGACTTGTCACTGGAAGCATACACTGTGCCCAGGGAAGTGCTGTATTGTCTTTTACGTCATCATGAAGATTAAAAATTTTAACTCGAGCCATCCCAAGTTTACTACTTTTAGGATCGTCTTCGATGCTGTCAACTTTGCCTATCCACCAATAAAAGCCGCTTTCGCCAGCATACTGTGAAGGTCCATAACTCATTATTTAGCTCCTGGATAACCAACTTTAAGTAATTCAAGTGACATTGCATGTTGTGGTCTGTCACTATTTAGAATTATATGTCTAACCGCTGATACAATATAATTCGCACTATCATAATTATGCAACTTACCTTCCTGATCCATCGAAGAAGCAGCAGTAGGAAGATTGAGCTCAATTACGTCACCAATCGCAACTTCAAAGTCACCATAAATTTCAATCTGTGTAATGTTCTCGGTAAGTTTTGTGACATAAGCTTGACTATTTACCGCTCTCATAAGCAAATCAGTCTGATCTGAATATGCAGAACTTAGAATCATATTCTTTCTGTCTGGTGAAACTGAACCATACATCGACGTAAATGATGAAGGATTTGTTCCACTGCCACCAATATCCGATTTGACTAACTTACCGTCTGAAGCTGAGTCATTATAAGTGACAACAGATCTTTTGCCGGTACGCATATCGAAGCCAACTACTTGTCCTGAAAGTCCCCCATAGACAATTGTAGCTCCTGGATCTTTACCAGTAAGCTTATTGTAGGCTAGAATGTTTCTATATTTAAACTGACTATATGAATCATTTCGAAGTGTGTCAAAATAGAATCGTTTATCTGATAGATCTTGTTTTAATAGTTTAGCACCATTCTCCATCAAGCGTTCCATGGTAGTAAAGACATAACCATCACGGTTGCTTTCATAGAAAACCCAAAGATGAGATCCATACTTGTCAGATCTTGCAATATGCTTTAGATGATTAATAGCTTGGAAAGGATGTACTAGTGAAATTGTATTCTTTTCAATACCTTTAGTCTTATCAATACGAATGTTCTTTGGAGTTTTCAGATTATCTTTTAAGATTCGCTGAACAACATTATTGATATTATCTTCGTATGAAAGAGCACCAATAAAGTTTTTCATATTGCTGAATGCTTCAATACTACAAAGATTTATTGAGTATGTTTCTAACTTACGATTTGTAGATTGAACTACAGTTCCTGGGCTTTCCATAGTTCTAAATGAATATTCACGAATGTTTCCACCTGGTGTTGCAATTCTAAAGACTATTAGTTCATGTCCAACTAGAGGGAATGTATTTCGTAGTGAAATACCGTCATTGATTGTAACTGTAGCAAAAATGATAGGATATAGAATGCTTTCATAGATATTGATGTCAACTACCTGTGACATCAGATCAAAAACTTTCTGCCCATCTTCACTTAATAGTGAGATGCTTTCGATGCGGATATCACCGTTACGGAAATCCGTACCTGGTTCTTTAGTAGGATTCAGTCCTATTGCTTGATGTAATGAATCTTTAAGAATCGAAGTAGGATTTAGTGCAGCTTTCACTGAACCTAGTAAGTTACTCCCGAAACCTTGAAGACTTGAAATAGGATTTAAAAAATCACTCATGATTGTAGCATAACTCTTGTTAATTCATTCTCAGTTTGATTACGAAGTGTACTACTTATTAGCTTGATATTTCGTCTGGTTTCATTGGCTTCCATCTCATAATCATAAACTGAAAGTGTTTCCCAATAAAGTGAATCTGTTAAAGCATCAGTAGTTGAAATGATTGTTGCTGATACAAGATTAGCAGTAAAACCTGAAGTCTGACCAGTAAGAACTGTTGATGGATCAAATGTTAAAGTTGGACTATCTTGGATAGTAGCAAATTGACCTGACACATGCTTAATAGTGGCTGTATTAGAATCTGCATAAGTACAGAAGCCATAAGTGGTATTGTCAATACTTATTTGTTCACCTACAGTAAAAATTCCAGTGCTATTCGAAATACCTAGTGTGATGATTCTGTTTGTATTAAGAGCAGTTTCAATTTGCTTACGACGATATGCATAAGTTTGTAGATTTGAATCAAGTACAGGATCCCAGTATTTCTTTTGTGAAGTTGGTAATGCTTCCCACTGAGGAATTGTAAGTCTTGTATCATCGCCGTACCAGTTATTTCGATAGAATGCAATTGTGCTTTGTGCGGTAGCAATAGATCCATACTTGGATGAAATAAAGTTTAATAGATCATCTGAATTTAAAGCCAAACCATAATAAGGATCAATGGT